CCGCCGTGCTTTCGGGCGGCGTCACGTGGAAGCCGACGCAGGTCAACCCGAAGGACATGGCGCTCGCCGAGCTCTCGTCGCTGACCGAGAGCCGCATCGCCGTCCTGCTCGGCGTCCCGCCGTTCCTTGTCGGGCTGCCGTCCGGCGGCGACCCGATGACGTACGCGAACGTCACCCAGATCTTCGACTTCCACTGGCGCGCCGGCCTGCGGCCGCAGGCCCAGGCGGTGATGGCCGCGCTCTCCCAGTGGCTGCTGCCGCGCGGGACCCGGGTGGAGGTCAACCGGGACGCCTACATCCAGCCCGAGCCCTATCAGCGGGCACAGACCGCGCAGATCCTCAACGGCCTCATCGACCCGGTCACGAAACAGCAGGCGCTGACGGTGGCGGAGATCCGGCAGGCCGAACGCATCGACGACGGAGCCCTGTCATGAGCGACCAGCCCGCCGGCGAACTGAGGATCCGGGCCGCCACCCAGCTCGGCGTCGACTTCCCGCAACGGGTCGTCGAGCTGATCGTCATGCCCTACGACACCGAGACCATCGTCGACCAGCCGTACGGCCGGCCCGTCCACGAGTCCGTCGCTCCCGGCGCGTTCACCGGCGTCGAGCGGCGAGCCAACCGCGTCCGGGTCAACCGCGACCACGTCCTCGAGCGCACCGTCGGCCGCGCCCTCACGTTGCACCCCGACCGCCCCGAGGGGCTCGTCGCCCGCATCCGCATCGCCCGCACGCCGCTCGGTGACGAGACCCTGGCGCTCGCCGACGACGACTGCCTTGACGCCTCGGCGGCGTTCCTGCCGATGGCCGGCGGCGAGCAGTGGAACCGCACCATGGACCGCGTCCGCCTGACGAAGCTGTGGCTCGGCCACATCGCCATGACCCCCGACCCGGCATACGAGACCGCGAACGTCCTGGCCGTGCGCGCCGCCCCGGCGCCCGCGGCGCCGGCGGGCACCCCGAACCTTGACGCGTTGCGTGCAAGCCTGCTGGCGGATCGTTACGATTCGCTGCGTCGCTGATCTACCTGGCGTTGTAGACCACAGGGTGGGCCGCCAGTTGCGGGGGACGCGGCAGACAACCGAGCTCGGGCCATTCGCCCACCGTTGTTTGTCCCCGGAAGGACCCCGCCGTGAGCCAGACAGACCAGATGCTCGCCCGCTACGTCGGCGAGATCGAAGACCGCCAGCAGTTCATCGACGGTCTCGTGGAGGCCGCCCAGAACGACAAGCGCGACCTTTCCGACCAGGAGATGGAGCTCGTCACCCGCGCCCGCGACCGCATCAGCGTCTGCAACGAGCAGATGAAGCCGCTGGAGGAGTCGCGCCGCATCAGCGGCGAGAGCTCCGAGCGGGTCGCCGCGATCGCCCGGTTCATGGGCGGCGAGCAGAAGCCGAAGGAATGGAACTACCGCTCCGCCGGCGAATACATGATCGACCGGTGGCGCGCCGGGATCGGCCACCAGCAGGCGGGCGAGCGCCTGGACCTCTACCACCGCGCCGCCGCCCACCAGACCACCGGCGACAACCCCGGCCTGCTCCCCGAGCAGATCCTCGGGCCGGTCGTCAACTTCGTCGACGCCAACCGGCCGCTCATCAACGCCCTCGGCCCCAGGCAGCTGCCGTCCGGGTCCTGGTCGCGGCCGAAGGTGACGCAGCACACGGCGACGGCAGGTCAGGTCGGGGAGAAGACCGAGCTCACCTCCCAGAAGATGGTGATCGGCAAGCTGCCCGTGTCGGCCAGCACCTACGGCGGTTACGTGAACGTGAGCCGCCAAGATATTGACTGGACGCAGCCGGCGATCATGGACCTGGTCATCAACGACCTCGCCGGCCAGTACGCGCTCGACACCGAGAACCACGCCTGCACGACCCTGACGGCCGGGGCGACCGCCGGGCCGACGCTGCCGACCGGGGCGCCGACCGCCGGCCAGGTCGCCGCCGCCTTCTGGGGCGCCGCCGCGAACGTGATCGCCGCGACCGCCGGGCAGGGACGGCTCCTGTCCGTCGCCCCGCCGGAGCTGATGGGGGTCCTCGGCCCGCTGTTCCCGCCGGTGAACCCGCAGAACGCGCAGTCCGCCGGGTTCTCCACCGCCTCGCTCGCCTCCGGCCTGGCCGGGAGCATCGCCGGGATCCCGGTGTACGTCTCGGGCGGCATGGCCGCGGACACGATCCTGGTCATGAGCACCGCCGCCGCCGAGGTCTACGAGGACCGCATCGGCGCCCTGCAGATCGCCGAGCCGTCGGTGCTCGGCGTGCAGGTCGCGTACGCCGGCTACTTCGCCGCCCTGGTCATCGAGGGCGCCGGCGTGTCCAAGGTGGTGAAGACCCCGTGAGCGGCGAGCAGTTCGACGACCCGAACCGGCAGGCCGTCGGGCTCGCCCCCGCATGGGAGGAAGGCACCGGGGGCGGCGCCGGAGATGAGAACCCGCCGGCGCCGCCGCCGGAGCCCGACCTCGACGCGATGACCAAGGACGAGCTCCTCGCGGAGGCCGCCGACCGTGGCCTGAACGCGAACGCCACCATGACGAAGGCGGAGATCCGCGCGGTCATCGACCAGGGCTGATGGCCGCGTACGCCACCATCGACGAGCTCGCCGCGGCACTGCGGATCGCGGTGAGCCCCGCGAACCAGGCGGGCCTCCAAGCCTGCCTGGACGCGGCGGCCCTCGAGATCGATTCGGCCATGAACCGGCTCGAGACCGACCCGCTCCCGGTCGACGACCCGCTCGCCAACCGGGTCAACATTCTGCGCGGCGTCGAATGGTTCAAGGCCAACGATGCCGCGTTCGGGGTCCTCGGCGTGTCGGACACCGGCACGCTGCAGGCCCCGCGGAACACGATGCGCCGGCACGCCATCGCCCTGATGCCGCACAAGCAGCAATGGGGCGTCGGCTAGATGGCGACCGCCACGCTGTTTCACCTCGCCAGCATCCGGCCGCAGGCCGCCATCGCCCTCGAACCCGACCCCGGGGACGACATCACCGTCCTCGAGGACATCGTCGACTCGCTGATGCCGCCGGCGCTGATGCTCGGCTGGAACGACCCGTGGCTGCAGGCCGCCGTCCCCGGGGGCCTGCGGACCATGGGGCCGTGCCTGTACACCGCCCGGCTGACGATCGCGTGCGTCGCCGCCCGCCTCGAGCCGGGCACCGGGGTCGACGAGCTCGAGCGCCTCGTCGCCTACGTCCTCGGCCGGATGGGCGCCGTGTTCGGGCCGCTGGAGAACGTGACCGCGCCCCGCCAGACCGACCAGGGCGGCGTGTCCAGCCTCGTCGCCGAGATCACCTACGCCGTCCCCACCACCGTCTAGGAGCCCGCCGTGACCGTCCCGCCCGCCGAACCCACCCCGCTGATCCTGACGAACGCGTCGCTGATGATCGACGACGCGGAGCTCGCCTGCGTCGCGTCGCACGTAGAGCTGTCCCCCGACGTGTCCGTCACCACCCTCGACACGTTCTGCGGCAGCAAGGACTACCCCGGTGTCATCAAGTGGTCGCTCGTCGCGACCCTCTATCAGTCCTTCGACCCGACCTTCACCGAGGAGGTCCTCGACGGGGTCTGGACCGCCTACAAGGCCGACGGCTCCCCGGCCTCGTTCCGGGTGTGCGGCTACCGCGACCAGCCCGTGTCGGCGACGAACCCGGAGTGGACGGGCGAGGCGATCCCGCAGCCCTGGAGCCCGATCAACGGGGACGCCGGCGACGCCAGCACCGTCGACATCGAATGGTCGATCGTCGGCGAGCCGGTCAAGAACATCGTCCCCGTCCCCTGATGCCCCCGGAGGGCGTCCAGGTCAAGATCCGCGGGGTCCGCCAGCTCTCCGCCGGCACCCGCGACCTCTTCCGCAACATCGAGCGGGCGACCGTCAACGACGCCGTCCGCGTCTCGGCCGAGCAGACCGCGGCGACCGTCCGCTCGAGGGTGCCGGTCAAGTCCGGACGCCTGCGCGCATCGGTCCGCGACGAGATGCACGGAAAGACCGGCCGGGTCGTCATGGGCGCCGGGCTGCCCTACGCAGGCTGGATCGAATACGGCACATGGGGAGGCCGGAAGGGCCCGCGCCGCGGCCGCTACGTCTACCCGACCGCCAAGCGCACCGAGCGGGCGTTCGTCAAGCACTGCGAGACCGCGGCCGAGAGCGAGATCAGGGGGATGCGATGGCCCACGCCGCGATGACGAACGGGACGGTCCCCGACGAGGTGACGCTGCGGGCCGCGGAGATCGCCAACCCGCGCTTCACGCCCCGTGAGCTGCGGCTGATCCGCGAGCACACCGGGGTCAGCCTGAGCAAGCTGCTGGCCGACGAGGACTCCGATGACAAGTTCGTCGTGTTCGGCTGGCTGAAGCTGCGCAGGATGGGCTACCAGGTCGACTGGGACGCCATGGACGACATCGTCCTGAGCTTCGACATGGCGGACGCGGCGGTGGACCCTACGAGCGGGCGGCCGCCCACAATCTCGCCGTCTTCTGCCGGTACTGGCGCATGACG